CTCGGATTGCCTGCCCTTGATGTAGCATAAAGAAGGGTTGCATGAACGCTTTGATTTTTGAATCATAAATTGCGAAAACTTTAGTTTTCATCTTTTTCATATCCTCGTATTAATTTCTTGGCCTTCAAATGTTGAATTTTTTCGCGGACCTCAAGCCTTTGATCAAGACCATCCTGATCTAATTCCGAGATTGCGTGCCTTCGTTTTGCCTTAACTTGGCGAAAAACTTCCGGCCTGTCAACCTCGAATAATCGATCGTAATATTTTGGCGGCTTTAGTTTCCGCTCTCCAAGAATAACCTCGTCAAAAGGATAAACATCTCGATGATAAGCTTCCAACCAAGGGCGGCCAATACCAGGCATCCGAGAAATACAGATAGATTTTTCAGGGCATTTCCAAACGATTTCACCATTTGAGTCATATAACACGTTCCCGTCCTGGTCCTTCATTTCGTAGTCTGACTGACGCTTCCCTGTCAGTTTTTTCGTTACATACCGCGCGACATACGCGGCTGTTTCAAAGCTGAAATCGGCAACTACAGAATGCCCGAATTTCCATAAAGACTTCAAATCTTCGCTGACGTAATACTGAAACCCTCCGTGTTTCTTCCAAGGTGTCCGATCTTTGAAGTTAAAATTGAAAAGACAAATATGATAATGCGGCCTACCGAACTGTTCGCCATACTCGGCGCATCCGTAACTACGGATTCCAGCGCCGAATCTTTCACGTAGCCGCATCATGAAAGCCGGACCCGCGCCATAATCTAACGAACCATTTTTTGGCAAATGTTCGTCAGAATACGTCAAAGTGATGAAGCAATTGTCTTCGTAAAGACTTGCTTCATGAGTCATTCGGATGGCCCACTCACGGGATTTTTGAAGGCGGCATCCGATACATTGCCCACATGGCAATGTTACAGGCATATCGGAAAGAGCTTCCGAAAACTTAAACGTTATGGCACGCTTGCGCGTACTTGGATTGCGGATACTCGACCGCCATCCTTTTAGGGGGTGATAGCAAGGCATTGCATCACTCCTTTCTTTTTTTGTGGGGTTTTAAGCCTAAAGTCTAAAGCCCCCACGCATAGGGCGGCTTAGATTATTTTTTGGGTTGGTTTTTTTTGCTGTTTTTGAAAACAGTTTTCGTGATTTTTTTGAACTCATTTTCATCCGTTTTTTTCCCATTGTCTGTTTTCCTTTGTTTTAACGCTGTGGGTTGTTTTGTGATACTGCGCCGTCCTATGCTATGAGTTAGCACAGTTACATCAAGTAGTGTAACTGTGCTAACTGTCGTCGTTATTGCGACTCCTGTTTAAGGGCCTCAGTCTCGCCTTTGGCTTCGGTCACCTGGCTGGCTAGGGGGGTAGCCTCAGGAACTTCACGTTCCACCGCTAGGCCCATTTTAACGAGTTCAGCCATGTTCTTTGGATCTGTAGCGAATTCCAAGAATTCCGCTGGATCATTGCTGAACTTCTTTCTCACGTGTGAAGGTAACGCTTCGAACTGTTCCTGGCCTGTTCGGACTTTCATCATGGCGTCCATATAATCGATGCCGCTTGAAAAGTCCCCATAACGGCCGTTCTGTTTGATTAAGGCCGGAAGTGTTCCGTCCTTTCGATATTTGGCGACAATCTTATTGATGTCGCATGCATTTTTATCGGCTTGTTTTGTTCGTGTTTCTTCGTTGAACACAATAACGCCTTTTGGATTTTGTTTTAACATTCCCATTTTTAGTCCCTTGGCCTTTCTCTACTGGTTTTTTCGTAATTTTTTTTCCACTGATTGTAGGTTTTGATTTGTTTTTTGATTGGTTCTTCCTCGACTGTAGTCGATTTATTGCCTTTTTTGAAAATGCTTTGTAGTCCGCGTGCACCGCCGCCGACTACGTTTGAAATAATTTTTCCGGCAGTGGCACTAGCACTGCCTACGCGATCCATAATCGCGTCATACTTTGCATATTCGGAATTCATTTTTGCGGCCTGAAGATCAGCCCCTGATTGCGCCAAAATCGCTGGGGTCTGGGCCTCAAGAATTCCTGTTTGAGTGAACGCCTGTTTGGCTAATTCGGCTTCTTTTACTGCTGAAAACGCCTCTTTTTTTGCGGTTGCTGTCACAACCTTCTTTTGAATGTCTTGGAGTGTTTTTGCTGATTTATTGAGTTCCTCTTGTGATTTTGATGTGGCGACATTCTGATCTATGGTTTTTGTTTCGTTATCTAGCCTCATGGCTTCCATGCCAGAGGTAATAGCGTTTTTGATACCTTCGGCCTCACCTGTTTCGGCCTGTACTTGCGCCGAATTCCCGGTAGGGGCAGACGCCCCACCTTGTGTTGCGGAGAGAATCGGGTTTAAACCCGCCGCTCTCATATCTGCCACCTGCCGTTGATGAGCAGTACTGCTCATTCTTTCAGCGAAAGCGTTATTTTCGCGGGATATTTGAATGTTGGTTCGATTGGCAGATTCCTGAGCGTCCTTTGCTGAGGATCCTCCGATTAACGCACCGCCAATTGCCCCTATCGCGCTAAAAATTCCCATTTTTAGAAGTGGTCAATAAGCCCTGGCACACTATAAAGCGGCATTGGGCGTGCTGTTTTAAGATTATTATAAGCGTCGAAGATAAAATGCGGTTCAGATGGAACTGCTATTGCTCTGTCGATTGGCGGGTCTTCTTCGATGAACGTGGCGTTGAGAACTGGGAGACTTCCGAAGTTTTGCGCAAGATGCCACGAATCAAGATTCCCGCTAGCACTCGACCTAAATAAACCGCTAATTTGCGAAGGCTTATACCGATATTCTGCATATCTCTCCTGATAGCCGAAGACATCGTCATCGGCTGATGTTCCTTGCGTATAGATTTCTTTGTTTAAAACGGCTTGCTCGCCCAAATGGGCCAAAGCGGGCCAATAGAAATCATAACGCGTTTGACGGGACCACATCCTGTTAAGTCCCTGTTGATAGTTAAGATCGGCACGTGCGCACACTAACCCAAGGATAATCGTATGCTCGGTGAAAGATTTTACAAATCCCCCACCTGAGCCAACAGAAATACCCATACCGGCAAGGTTGCCTTGGGGAGTAGTGGCACTGACCGAAGTCTGTGGAATAGGATTAATTGATACGCTTTGACGCCCCCCGCCAAGAAATTCCGGGCGCTGCAATCTTTGGTCCGGACTTGTTACATTAAAATGACTGCGAATGATTTCCGTGTAGCGGGTACCGCCTCTAGCGTCACGCTCTAAAAGCTTCTGAAGCTGGAACGCTTCACGAAGAGAATTGATTGTTGCTGCAGTCGCTTCGCTTAAATCTGCCCTAATATCTGGATAATCGGTTGACCCTTTGCGCTCGGCATAAAATGATCTGTTTGCATCCGAGCCAGCACCGTCACCGATGACCTGAGCAGCGGCATATGACCGGCTAGCACCTGTGCTTTCTAAGTATGTTCCACCAGTGGACCATACGTTATTGCCTTTACCAATACCAATAACTGGCGCTGAATCACCTAACGGAAGAGTGATCGCATCGCCTTTTTGCGGCCATGGCAGGCAAGACGTAAAATAGTCATGCCTTTTGCCGCGTTTTAAGAGGACATAATCTGTTACTGTATCTGGGCCGTCATCCTTATCGACAACTTTAGAATTTTGTAAATTCTGGTCCCTAAACCATTCGTTGTAGATAAGGTTATAGGCCCTAAGTGGCAGTGCGCTGTGTTCATAACCAGCGATGCCAGTCGGAAGTCCCATATAGTCTTGTAAAGAGCCAATGGCGTAACCGCCAACTGGAGCTGTCATTACGGGGATCAAGTAGTCCGTGGAATCTCCTGGGTCTTCTTGCTCTCCCATAAATTTTTGAAAGTTATTCCAAACAAGACGTAAAGGGACTGCAAAGAAAAAAGTTTCCAAAACGATGTTGTCCATAATCGGAAAGATTGGCGTAGCCAATCGGGCCAACATAGTCGTTTTTAAATTAAAGGTGTCGCCGGGAAGAGCCTCGTCGACAAAGAAAGGAACCAAGTAACCCGCGTCGAAGGTCGTTTTATATCCGTGAGAGCGATCGAACTGCGACCTTTGAATTTCAGCTTTGGGGACTTCGCTGAAATTATGTTTCATTACTGATGGTAGAGAGTTACTTGGCCCAAACATTTTATTTTCTCCTAGCTATTTTCAAGGTACTGCAAAGCGTTTCCTAGATCAACCTTTGCTTCTAAACTTTCTAGCCGACCGGACTCTTCGTCAAATTCGCCGATCTGCATCAAGGTAAAATCGGCAGGATATTGACCAACATTGGTTTTCTTATCCTGAATTAATTGTTGGAAGCCTCGGATTGCCTGCCCTTGATGTAGCATAAAGAAGGGTTGCATGAACGCTTTGATTTTTGAATCATAAATTGCGAAAACTTTAGTTTTCATCTTTTTCATATCCTCGTATTAATTTCTTGG